CGAAGCTGCTCGTTCTCTTGCTGTACCTGCAGATTATGCTGGCGCAACAGGTTCCGGATTTTTGTGTTTTCAAACATTAAAAACCGGTCACGTACAGCCGAACCTTTCGGGTCCTGCTCTACAAATTTCTCTGTCCCGGCGGGTCTCCCGTCTGGATAGAGTGCTCGAGAGAGATTAAATGTGAAACCTCTCTCTTGCGCGATTTTTATCGCCTCCGGTGAGATGCAAGAGAATTGCACCTCAGCCGTGATTTTCTGCTCAACCGGTTCACCGGTTTTTGCAGAATCGGCAGCTTTTTCCAGAGTGTTCTGGACAGAGTTTGCCTTTGAAGGCGCGTACGCACCTTCTAATTCTATGGCAGAGTACATATCTATGTAGTCTGTAACAGATTTCGATTTCATCGGGAAGATTTTCTCAATGAAAGCCGGACTGGCGTAATTTGCGCCAATGATTCTCACCAAGATATTTACTAAGTGAAGAACCACCTTCGTTAAAGGGTCCCCCATGAGGACTCCTTTACGAAGCATAACGAACCGCGCGTCATCAAACGGTGATTCGCCTTTCCATTCCTCGCCATAGGCAGACATACTGCCATGTGCTTGGAATACGATTGGCCTTGGCACATAGCATGTACCAAAGACAATTGCCTGGAGAATAGGTGGGATACCGCACTTCTTCATCCAGTACTTGGCCAACTCACGAGCTACATCGTGGTGGGTCGAGTCTGTGGCCTCCTCATAGTCTGTTGAGGAGTTCCACAAATCCCTATAGTGGCGAGTTACTACTACGCTACCATCGGGTCGTGTTTCGCGTTCCTCTTTTGAAACTGCGAACACGTACTCCTTTCCTTCCGGTGTCCACGCGGATTTAAAGGAGTTCCAAGCGTGTGATGATTTCCCCATCCCACTCTTAGATGACTGGATCTTGCTCAATGGATATGAGCAGATCTTGTTAACAAGATCCAACACTATCTTTAGTGTTGCACTTGCTTTCGTGACCGTCCGGCCTTTTCCAGGCTCGGAGATCATGACGAGTGCCGCCTTACGGAGTGCGTCTGGCGGCATTCGGAGAACTTCGGTTAGGCAACGCCAAAACACGTAAGTTCCTGGAGTCACTTCTTCTAAAGTCTTATAAGAAGTGATCTCTCCGGTGAAG